CCCAGATGTTGCGTAACCCCGCCCAGCCCGAGCGTATCCAATTCGGCGACGGTTGTAGCAGACACAACCGGATCACCGGCAGCGTCGAAGCCCAGCAGGTAGGTGCCACGCGAAGCCACGACAGGAAGTCGCCCGATGGTCGTTTCGCCGATCGGGGCCTTGACCGCATTGTCTACGTCGTCCTTAAGCTGCAAGATTTGACGAACGCGCTTGTCGTGCATCGGCTCGAGGGTGCCTTTGGGGCTGACGGAGCCGCCACGCGGTAGGCCGGTGGGCTGGGTGAATCCAGGTTTAAGCTGGGCGACCAAATCCTCGCCGGTGGCTGGCGTATAATCAGTCGGGCTGGTGACCACCGTTATCGATCCGGCGATGCCGGTGCCTGCTCCGGTCAGGTTGTACTGCGTCCCCTCCACCCAGAGCGTCTCGTTAGCACTGGAGTCGACGTGCGTTACGGCGACCTCGGCGTTGGCGGCGAAAGTAAAGTCCGTGGTGAATACGGTTGTGACGTCATCACCATTATGGACGATCTTGTTCTTCTCATTTGGGACGGCCATGGGCCCCTCCTTCATAAAAGACTATCAAAAAAACATCGACAGGTGTAACAGCTTTCGATGTTGTTCAAAACGGTGGCGATGATTTCTACTCTGGCAACGGCTGGCGGCTGGATAATCGCCGCGACCCTCTACCTCCAAAAACCATCACTTGCTTCACTTATCATGGCGCCGGTGTTACTGGCCGGAGCCGGTGTCGTCATTCTCTGCGCTACTGCTGAGTGGCGGGCAGCCCGAGCGGCTTACCGATCCGCGTCATCGCCGCAGCCGCGGCGAGGTCGGAGTCGAAGTATTTAGTCCCGGGCGTGAGCATCATCTTCCGGGCGGCGTCGGCGTAATCATTCCGCACTTTCTGCAGGGCGCTGATCTTGGCTTCCGAGTGCGGCAGGATTCTGTAGCCATTCGTCTGGATCAGCCAGTTCATATACTCGCGCATCGTCTTATTCCGGACGATCTCTGGAACATTTTCCTCGCTGACTCCTGACGCCACGGCGATCTGACCCGGGGTGATCTCGTTCATGGCCATGACCAACGTATGATGCTGCCAGGGCACCAGCTTGACGCCACCGACTTCCGCACGCGGCATGCCGATGGGGTAACGCAGATCAAGGAGCTCCTCGTCGATGGGCGTCGGTTCTTTTTTACGCAGCGCGAAGATGCTGAAAGAGTTTGCCCACGACCCTTCATAGGCTCTGATCTCCTCGCCCCAATAGGTCAGGCGGGGCGGCATTTCCTCCGAGAATCCAGGCGTCCGCGCCTTAAGTTCGTTGAGGAACCTGCCGAAAACAATCGTGGCCGGGTTTTTATCGGACGGGTCTTCGATCTTCGTGCTCCGGTAAACAGGGTCCATGGTGTTCTTGAGCTCGCGGGATAGCGACGAAAATGGAATGTAATTCGACAGGACCCGCGTCACATAGTTCTTGCCGTAACGATCCGGGTCCTTATAGGCGGCAGCCATATCGGCGAGGCCACGGAGCCACGTCTGATCACCGACCGTTTTTAGGGTGGCACCGACGGCGCGCATGGTCAGGGCATCCTCGTCTTCTCCCGAAACATCTTCCGGTGCCCACTTGAGATAGTCAGCGGTGTTAGCGGCAACACCGAACAGCGTGGAAAGCGGGGCGATATTGCCATACGGCAGCCATTGACCGGACAGGCCGAGCTCCTTGAAGTTCTTCTCACCCAGCAGTTTTTTTAGATCGATACTATATGGCGCAAACTTTTGCATCCACACGCGGCGCAGCCGGGGATCGGAAGGGCCACCGCCGGTGATAATGTCCTGCGAGGACAGGTAAGCGGCCCACGTCGTGGCTGCGGTCCCCATTGAAATCTGAGCAAGGGCAAGGTCGCGTCGCGCCCCGCCGGCTGCCAGATCGTCACGGACCTCTTTCATAATCGGGGCGAACGGCGTCCGCCTCACGGATTCTTTCAGAATGTTACCAGGCGTGCGAACGAAGGTGGCGACCAGCCGGGCCCCTGGAATCTTGGCCCGGGCATTCTGTAGCGCCTTGCCCGCAACACCGAGCTCCCGGGTGAAAGTGGTCATATCGGCAAAGGATTGTTTTTCAAGCTCTGCAGCCGGGTTCCTGCCCATCACCACGTCGGCGTAAATTTCGGCAGCTTCCTCGGTCGTCTTGCCTTCGTCCATGGCCTGCTGTGCATATCGATAAGCCAGCGCCCGACCTTGGGCCTGCTTGCCGGATGCCTTATTGATTTCATCGGCGGAGATCATAAAGCGGCCAGGCAACCTGATTGTGCTGCCCGCGATATCCACGAACCTGCCGAGGATGGATTGCTCGTCGAGCCCGAACTTCTTGGCGGTGATGTTCTTAAACCCGCCGGACTCGATCTTCGCAAGGTGATCGGACGGGATTTCGGTCTTGAACGTCTGCCAACCGGCGCGCAACGCATGCGGAATGCTCTCGACATATCCGTGGAGAAGGGCTGCGGCTTCCATGGCCTCGACACGATCGGGGCTGGTCCAGAACGGCTTGTCCGATTTTGGCAGCAACTTAAATGCCTTGCCGTACATTGCCGCGACGATACGCTCCGGGGCCTGCCAGCCAAAGAACAGGGCGTTGCCGAACAGGTTGCGCTCCTGCGTCTTAATGCCGGACAGCAGGCCATTAACATAGATCTCGAACAATACGTCCGAAACCCGGGCGCGCTCTTCGGTCGCCTTCTTGATAAAGAGGCCGCGACGATCGGGCGGGGTTTCGAGCAGATACTTGGCTCGATCGATAATCCCCTGCTTTCCACCGGCGGCATTAATTCCCTCGAGCATAACCTGACTTGTGCGAGCGGCGTCTTCGAGTGCCGCAACACCGGAGCCACCGTCTGCTGCCTGGGCTACGTTCCGGAAGGCTCCGAGGCTGCGACCGATCTCAGCGCGTGCGCCGGTAAACAGCACCTGCAATTCGGTGTGCCGGGTTTCCTGTTCGAGATATTTAAAGACGTCGCCGTCCGTTACGTCCTGAATCGGCTTGGCGATGGTCTGCGCCCGGGTAACTGTTTCCTCCATAGAGGCGGTGAGGAATTCACGCGCCGCCTGGACGCGAGCATCAAGGCTCTTAACCGACGATGCCAGCCCGGCCATAAATTCTTTTACGGAGTCCTTGTCGTCGATACCCATATCGTCGAGGACTTCCCGTTCCAGCTTGCGCCCGGCTGCTGCGGTTTCCTTTAAGGATACCTTGCCGCGGCGAGCGACATCGATCTCCGCTTCCTTGTTCTTGGCAATAACGTCGAAGGCTTCCATGGCTTCGTCGGAGGTATTGATACGACCGACGGGGACGACCTTCGTAAACTCCGTCTCCTCGACAATGGTCCTCTGGACCTGGACTGCCGGTGAAGTGGACGGCTTGAGCTTGCCTTCCGTGAGCGCCGCACGTCCGGCCCGGCCTATGAACGGCTTGACCAGCTTATCGAGAAGCCCGGCAACCTGAATCCTTCCGGGCCCATCTGTTGGCTGCGGGGCCTGCTGCTGGTCCTGTCCTTGCTCAAGCCCTGCCAATTGCGCACCGCCTGCGCCGATCGGGATAGCGACCTTACCGAACATCTGAAATCCTTCCTCGAGCGCGACCTTTTTTAGCTCCGGGGTGATATCCATCACGTGCGAGGCGCTGTCCGGCTTGGCGGCTGCCACCGTGGCTCCGGACCCGTTAAGCTCTTGCATCTGCGTCCACATAAGAGACCCTGGTTTATTCCATTGCTGATTGACCCATGCGAGGGCATTCCTTGCATGAGTATCCCAGCCCGCTGGCGTGAACCTCATAGCCTCTTTGGAAACGAGCCACTCATACCCTTCCTCCGACGAAATGGTGACGCCCTTATTATCGACGATCACCATCGTGTCGCCGAAAGCAACGCCATCAATGGTGACCCGAGCGCTTGCAATAAGCGGCTCGGTCCCGTCGGTGAACGGTTCTGCCCCTTGTAGGTTGGCCCAATCGGTTGCCGTAAAGTCACGGAAATGCGGAGCCCCGTCTTGGGCGTCTACCGGCGCAGCCTTCTCGACCTTGGCCCCGAACTTCTTGCCAATCTTGTTGGCGTTCTTGACCATGATGCGATCGTAGTAAGTCGCCATGCCGGTGTCGTCGATGGTGATCTTGGCCGGATAGTCGTCGCGGTAGGAATTCTCAAGCTCACGGATGGCTTGCGCCCGATCGTCGTAACGCGCCGTGGACCCGTCTTTAAAGATAACCTTGCCGTCGTCCTCGATCGAGGCCCAGCCCTGATCTTTCAACATCGTGTCGAGGTCCGGCAGGTCGCCGATAATTTTGCCGGTCTGCTCCGGGCTATCGATAATCGTCTTGGCCATGGCCTTACCGATAGAATCGGACAGGTCGTTCTCCGCTTCCCTGGTATCGACAACGATATCGCCGTTCTTCATGCCCTTGATCTGGACGCCCTTGTCCGTCTTTTCCCACTCGATGGTGTCGACGGCCTTGCGCAACGAGCTCTTGTAACGGTCCACCTGCTGCTTGCCGGTGGTCCACGAGATAGCGTCAAAGTCATTCTCGGCTGCCCACCGGATCATCCGCTTAAGCGCCAGCGCCGTCCACTCGTCGGTGTTCTTGAACGGGGCGTCGGGGATGGCTCCCTTAATGCTTTGCTCGGCTGTTTCTTCTGCCGAGAATGCCGCGTTTTTCCGAGCTCTGGTCTGATGCAAATGATTGCTGATCGCCCACGCTTCCTCGACCGCCGATTTTGGTTGCGTGCCACCGAGCAGGTCGCTGATATCGCCCCACCGGCCTGTCGGATTGGCATTCATAGGGGCGGTCACATAAAGATTTGCGGCCCGTTCTGGATCAAGGCCAAATCGCTCTACTGCTGCAAGGTGCTCGTCCGCGGCATCGCTCGTGATCTTCGCCAGCGAACTTAGCCGGGCTGCGGCATCCCGCTGCCTATAACCTTTCTTTTTCCCCTGCTGGTGCCAGTCGCTTTGGACCTCTTCGATGTGCAGCACGCGCTTGCCCTTGGCCCCGGGCATCTTCGCATACTTATTGTCCCAGCCCTTGGCATGGGAATACTGCGCGGCCTCAAGTTCGGTGATGGCGCCGGATTGAATGGCCTTGGTCGGAGAGCCGGAGGCGATGTTTTTTTCTACAGACCCATGAGCAGCCGCGATGCGTCGGCCAATATCTCCCAGCGCTTCTGCACCCGGAGCAGAACCGCGCTCGTTAAAACGGATATGCGCCAGCGCGTTCTTTACCGGGAAGTGGGAGCCCTCGAAGGTGTTCCCCCGGGCGCGGAAGCTCACAAGGTAATCGTTATATTTAATCGCGCCACCGGCTCGTCCGGCAGCCGACAGGCGGTTGATGTCGATACCATTGGCCTCGTACCAAGTGGCCGGCGGCATGGGACTGGCTTCTTTTGTCGGCAGCGTCAGCACCAGCTCGCGGTAATTCTCTCCGCCTGGTTTCTGGTAATCGGAGAACTTTGTCGGCCTTTCAATAGCGCCTGTGCTTGGGGAGCCCGGTGCTCTGCTATAATCCAGGATGGCACCGTGTGGGTCTGGAGCCTCGGCCAGTCGGATTGCTTCTTCTTCTGTGGCGACACGATGGCGGACATTGCCTGTCGCTGCGTTGAACACTTCCCATTGATGGCCAATGCGACGCGACAAATCGTCGAGATTATTTTCGATCATCACTGCCGCATCAATAACCTCTCTTGGGAGATTAAGATCACTGGCAAGAAGCTCATCAGCGAATAGCAAGTCGCCTTGGAGGACGCTATCCTCTGTCCCGATAAAGGCTACAACATCGCTTTCCGGGTCCACCGAGGGTGAAATGCCATGCCGCTGGAGGATGGCAACCTGCGGGGCAAACTCATCAAAGAGCGCGGCTTCGAGTTCGGTCTGTCCCGGCTTTGTTACACCAGGGCCACCGAAGACAACCTCGTTCACCTCGACTTGATTGGCGCGCATGTGATCGAGCAACTGCTGCTGCGTGACCTGCTTCTTGCCCTGCAGGAATTCCCTTAGTCCGGACCAGTCAAGCTCGTCGTCCTTAACCCCGGCGTTCTTGAGCGTGCCCAGCCACTGTTCGCCCGGGGCCTTCTTGGTCTTGGCCGTGCTGATAGCGCGCCCGGCCTTCGAGAAGAACGGATCGGCCAGAGCCTTGCCTGCTGCAGTCAGCGCCTTAATGATTTCGGCAGCCGGTCCGGCCTCCGCTTCGCCGGTTACGCCAAGGGCGGCGAGGCCCGTTGCGAGCGACGCCATTAATTCGCGTGAGGCTTTCGGTGACATATTCTTTAGCGCCTTGGCTGCCCGGTAGAGCGAGGCGATACCACCGACGACCGCGCCAGCCAATAACCCACCGCCGACCGTTTTAAGGCGCTTCGTTACTTCCTTCTCGTTGGCATTCTTCGCCAGGCCGTCGGCAATAACCTCGCGGATGGCCTCGGCGGTCTCGTTGTCCAGCTTGCCGATATCCTTTGCCAGTTCTCCGAACCCGGGCTCGTCAGGTGAGAACGCGGCAAAATCACTAATCCCGCCGGCAATGGTCCAGCGCAGGAAGGTGTTGGCAAGACCGAGCGCCCGCAGCGCCTTGGCGGCTGGCAACATCCCAGCTGTTCCCTGTACCACGCCCTCGACAACCTTGCCGCCGGTAGTCTCCGGTGTTTCAAAGGGAATGGAGCCGAGCGGGATTGCCTTCTCGAGCTCTGCCGCAACCTTATCAAGCCGGGTGGTCTTCATAAATTCATCAACCGCGTTATCCAGGCCCGTCAGCATTCCGCGATTAACTTCCTCAAGGACCAGCCGGGCCGTGACACCATCGGCGGGCTCCGCTCCGTCCGGGCCAAGCGCCTGCGGCAGGGCCTCAAACGGCAGGTCGGCACCACGGCCACCGGCAGCCGATCGCGTCTTGGCTGCCGTTACCGCCTCGTCGATCGAGCCGAAATCATCAAAGCTCTCGCCGCTCCGGATAGCGAAGTCGATAGCCCGCTGCTGGCCCTCGACGCCGACCTGCAGCTGTACAGTTTCGCCGCCGATCTTCCAGATGGTCGGGATATTCGTCGGCCTGCCATCGTTCAATTTCGGGTCCGTGACCGTAATACTGCGCTCCGATGACTGCGTGCCGTCCTGATTCTGGACGAATTCGCCCGGGTCGAGGCGCTTGATCATGGTGCTAACAGGGGCTTGAACGTCCTTAGCTGCCCCTTTCCCCGCTGTGCGCGGCCCCACAGGGGCTGTATCGGACTCACCGGGCGTAGTATTAGGCGCACTTTTGATCTGGACGCCCACGCCGCTAATCTCGCCGGTCTTGCCGCGCAGCCATTCGGACCCGTCGGGGCGGGTTTCTACGTCATAAGAGACACCGTTCTCGATAACCTGCGAAACAACAGGGCCCTCGGGCTCGGTAGCGGCATCGCCTTCCTTGGGTGCCGGAGCTTCTGGGGCAGGGACTGTGTCGATCGGATAGCGGGCGCTCGTCTCGTCGTCGATTCCGTAGCGCCGGACGCTGCCGTCAGGAAGCGTCTCGTCGTGGGTACGGTCCCACGCCACAGATGACAGCGCCACCGGGTCCGAGGCTATCTCGGACAAGGCCGCTTTTTTAAGGATTCTTTCTTCTACGTCGCTTGCCATTTATTGCCTCGGCTGGTCAATGATGGTGAGGGGGTTGAACGATTTCCCGGATGCCGTAATAGGATCGACGAGCCCGCCGTCCTGCATAACAGCGATGAGCGCCTGCCTGGCGTTGCTGATCTTCTTGGCGTCTCCGGACGCGAGCGCCTGTCGATAGGCTCCGGTGACCAAAGGCAGCGCCGCCATAGCAGAGGAATTGCCCCCCTTCTTGAGCCTCTCCACGGTCGTCTTTGCCCGGTCCCATATATCAGCGTCCGGGGTATCTTGTCTGAACCTACGCAGATCGGCCTCGAGGGATGCCGCCTTGTCTACAGGGTCCTTGAAAGCGGAGCTCAGAATATTGCCCGAGATAATGCCAAGTTCGGACTGACCCCAGCGCAACGCCTCCATAAAATTCTTGTCGGACTTGCTTTCGATCATCGGCAGATAGTCGTCGCGCGCCGTCTTGATGCTGACCTGCAGCTGGTTCCTGGCGATATATTCGTACATCTGCCCATCGGTCGTTATTTCATCGTCGCGGATGGCGCGCTCGAGGACCTCGATGTCCTTTTCATTGTCGAGAGCCTCCTCGCGGCCACCGGCCCGGGCGAAGGCTTCCATCTTGTTCAATTGAGCCTCGCTGACGTGCGGCGACCGGCGCGCCCAGCCGACCATTTCGTGTTGGTCATCGGCAGTGAGTTCGTCGTTGCTGTAAAAGTCTTTCACCATCTGCTCGTCCTTGAGCTTATCGGCTTCTTTTTCCCGGGCTCGATCGCCATTGGCAATGGTCGCCAACTTGCTCGAGTCGTCGATCATGCGCCGATAGATGTTGTCCTTTGTTTTCGGGTCGAGGCTGTTGTACATGCCCAGCACATCCGGGTCAGGAATGTTACCGGAGAACAGTGCCTCGGCGGCTGCGAATCGATCGGGCTGTTCCTTGAACCAACCGCGCACCGCGGCCCCGCTGATCACATCACGATAGGTAAGCAATTTCTTTTGCACCTCAGTTATCGGGGTGCCGATGGCGACGCCGCTGTCCAGTTCCTTGCGCATGGCATCGGAAGCGCCGAGCCAGTCCCGCCAGTTTTGCTCCACGCCGTTGGCAAGTTCGCCGACCTTCTGATCGGTGGTATCCCAGAACGACTTGAAACCTTCAGTCCGGAACTTTTTATTTGCCGCCGCGATATGCGTGGCCATCGAGCTTGATTCCTGATCTTTGCGCTTGTTCCAGAGCTCGTTAAACATCTGCCGGCGCTTGCCTTCGCCGAGGGTTCCGGAAGCCGTCGCGCCGATCTCGTCCATTTTCGTGCGGTGACCATTATGCAGGTCATGCATCGTTGCCCCGGTGCCGAACATATCGGCAGGCGACTGTGTAAGCGGCCCGTCGGTAACGCTGTAATCCTGATATTTTTTAACAGCATCCGAATAGGCATTAGACGCCGCCGCCTTGTCGTTCCCGTCTTGAAAATGCTGAGTGAGCTGCTGCATGGCATCGCCGACAAGATCAGCGGGAGCCGGGTCCGGTGCGAAGACGCGCAGGCCAGGGTCGCGCAGCTGTCCAAGGTTCGCCCGGGGCCGGTCTTGTGTGGAGGGGATGAGTGCCATTATCCGAAACTCACCGCACCTTTAAGCAGGGTCAATCCTGCCCGTATGTTGGCGGTCTTGGCTTTCCCGGCACCTTCCAGCCGGGCAAGGCTGGCCTGCTGTTTCAATCGATTCGAGGCTATATCACCACCGGCGACAACCACCTGCTCCTCGAACGCGGCGTCCTTGGCGAATTCGGTCTGCAGGAGAAGGGCGGACCCTGTCGATGGATCACCGCCGGAGCCAGCGATAGCGAGGCGCTGACGGCCAGCAATAACGGCATTGTCCTTTGCCAGTCGTTCTGCTTGAAGAGCGGAGAGCTCGCGCTCCCGGGTTGACTGCTGATCATAGACGGCAGCCTGGTAATCCAGATTTGTTTGCTGTGCTTGACCGGAAGCATACGTGCCGCCGGCAGCCGTGAGCAGACTACCAACAGTGACGACGTCACCGAGCGTTATGACGGAAGCGGGGACCGCCTGCGTAGTGGCGGTGGCAGCAGCGGCTTCCGCGAGTGTAATTAGTACTTTGTCCATAGGGCGTATTTCACCTCTCCGTCCTTGTCGTCGACCATTTCAAAGCCGAGTCGACCTAACCATTTCCGACCGCGGGCGTCGTCTGCCCGGGCGACTGCATTTATGTTCTCATAGCCTGCGTTCAAAATGTCAATGAGTCCGTTGCGGATTCCACGATGCAGCGACACCGGACGGGCGCGCAATTCGTCGGACATAAGAACGGTCACTGTCACGGAGCCTTCGATCTCCACGGCACCGAATATGCCGACGCACCTATCATCGATAAGGGCCGACAGCGCCTTGCTGTCCCAAAACGCACCCATCGCAGGCAGGTCAGCCTTTGCCATAGCGGCAGCCTCTCGCGCGCCGGGGACGAAGGACTGCAGGTGGCCCGGCTCAAACGGCATTATCTGAATGCTAGACTTGCTCATTTAATTCCAGATCAGGCGATATGCCGGTGACGGTGAACGGTGCAGGCTCCGCGCCCTGGAGAATTAAGCGCGTGTCGCCGTCGTAACTTCCCTCGATACCAAGCGCCCCGGTCTCGCCGGAGAAGAATGGCGGCGGGTCGCCGCTCGGGTCCGCGACTTGACGAAGGTCGAGCTCGGTGTATGCGTTTGCTGTTTCTTTAACGATCGAGGCTATCTTAAACGCGCCCTCTGCTGTCTCCATAAGCACAAGCGTGGCGTCCGACAGGTTCTTCGGTTTCCCTACTGCCGTCCCAGCCCGGGCTCCATAAGCCAGTTTGAGAGATTTCCATGTGCTGACGTAACGCAGGCCGACATGCACTACGCTGGCTGAGTCGGTGATGGTGATCGCCCCGCTTGCCACGGTCTGATCCGTTTGCACGCCACCATCTGCGAAAACCTTTACCGTCTCGCCTTCAAGGTGGGAGAGACCGGACACCGTCGAAACCTTTTTCCGAAGCTCACCGGATGCTTCGTAAGCCGTCATTGCCGAGGTATCGAAGTCGACGTCGTCGACGTCCGTCAGTTCGAATGTGGACCCGGCGCCGTTCGCCAGCTTGAAGGACTTACCGTTGATGCCGGAGGTGGTGACCGCATTCCCCTCGAAATCAACAACGGTGGCCCCGGCAAGATCCAGTAGTGGTGTCATCACCCCCTTGACGCGGACGATGCGGACCTCGTCGCCGTCGGAAAGCGTGGAGACGTCAGCGAGGGTAACGACAGCCGGGCTGGCGGCTGTAATGCCGGTGATCACGATCGGGTTATCAAGGGTCAGGCCCCAATCAACGTAAAACGCGTCCTGCTGCAAATCTTCGGCACCGTTGTAGGTTTTTTCCAGGCACCCGATATAACGAACTGTGGAGCCATTGACGTCCAGCTTGGCTTCAATCCAGACCTCGTCACGGCCAGTCGAATCCTTGAACTGTCCGGAACCATTCGTGCCGGGGATCACCGTGACGCTTTCGACAACAGTAGCCCCGCCCTGGAAGCTGCCGCCAACGATTTGCCGGGCCCAGCCGACGACCGATTGGTCAGGCTGATAAGTGAGTGTCGCCAGCTGTCCGTCGGTTCGCGCCGACCAGATGATCGAGTCCGGCTCGGTGGCATAATCGAACTGGACGACGCCGGTCGTCAGCACCCGGTCATTCAGCACTGTCAAATCGAAGGAATCGAAGCCGGTCTCGCCGGTGTTACGCAGCGCGTCGGAAAACTCCTGAAACTTTCGGCCAGCTAATTGAACGTGGATCAAGCGACTGCGCGCTTCGATTGGCGGGATCTTTGGTGACCCAGAAGACGTCTCGAGGTTCGCAGCAATATCGTCCGGGGCCAGCGATGCACCAGCAGACCGCAACACCCACTCGCCTCCGGACGTTCCGATCACAGGATGCTTGCGCACGGCCATCCACTTGATGGTGTTCACCTTCTTGGCGGCGAAGCGATACGGGATAGAGCTGTCGGCCTGGACAGCGCCATCGATATCGGTGTCGGCAAAGCGCTCAATGTCTGCTGACTTTGAGAGCCAGAACTTTTGCGGGTCGGTGGTCGTCCCGGCGAGGCCGAGACGCTGCTGGACGAAGCCAACGACTGAAGGCCAACCGTCGGTGTCGTTCCATTCGCCAAGTCGCCAGTCTGCTGATGCTGCACTGCTATGGAAGTCGTCTCCCAATATATCAACGGTGATATTCAGAGTGTCGACGACGCTCACGATTTGCATCCAATGCCAGTGCGGGGTGCTGTCCAGATACCGGATCAGTCGCCCAACATCTGTCGCGCGGAAACCTTGGTCGTCGTTGATCCCTGTAATTGCGGATGCGACGACTGCGATTCCCCGACCTGTCATTGCGGCAGGGTTCAGTGTCGTCGTCGTCGTGTTCTTTGGTAGATAGGGCCCGTCCTCGAACAGCACATTGACGAGCGACCAGGATTGATGGCCGTAGCGCTCGAGACGATAAACCCGGGTCGCGCCGCCCAGAGCGACGTAAAGCGTATCGGCAGACTGTGCATAACTGAGATTCGGCAGATCAGCTTCGGCCCATGGCGTCGTAAGCTGGACAGCCGTGTTATCAAGGATTGAGACGTTATCGATCTGCACCGCCTTGTTTTGATCGGTGCCGTATGCCCGGAACTGCAGATAGAACGGACTCGCCGCGGGCGTGAATTCAACGGTGTGCCAGCCAACTTCCTTAATGGCCTCGGTCAGATAGTCGGCGGTCGTCGTCGCCGAACCTACCTGCACGCGGACCTTGTCTCCGGGATCGCCTATAACCTGGAAGCGAACGACGTGCGCGGTTGCGGTCGAGCCGGTTGTGACGTCCTGTTCCGCCGACGCTATATCGGCTGATGTCGCTCCGCCCGGAGTAAGGGTCAAGCGTCCATTGCCAGCATCGTGGGATATCGCGCCGGCACCCGTAGACACGTCATCCCAATCGGTAATATTGGACGGGAAGTCCCCGTTTGTAATCGCTGCCGAGGTAAGGTCAGCGGCGGCGATCTGGGCCTGATTTTTGTAAACCCGGACGATGTTGTCGCCGAGTTCCAGGACGTAAGCCTGCGTGTCTCCGTACACAAACGGCAGCATCCACGAGCGTTTAGTCGCATCCTGAACGGCAGCGATATAACGGAACGCTGGGCGGCGGGTAAATCCACCCTGCGGCAAGGGCAGGATATTTTCATAGATGGCACCGGCATTCTGGTACTTCTCGAACAGCACCCGGGAGTGCATCCGCTCGCCATATTCACCAGCGTTAAACGCTTCCTGCAGGGGATGGATGCGGGTTGTCATGGCTTATGGTTCGCCCGGGGTAAAATCGTTTATGTCGCCACCACCGCGTATCAATACCCATGACGACTCTGGGAGCCGTTCCTCGCCCTGCTGCAGCGCATCGGCGCTCTTGGCGGTCGGCAGGTCTTCGTCGATGAATTCGTCGAACAGCTTGTCCCGCAGTGTTGTGGAATTCGCCAGCGCAACGGCAAGGTTGGACCCGAGTAGTTTGGAAAACGCGGCCCGGAAGGTCGGTGTCATGAGGTTGGGATCGACGCACCGATAAACATATCGCAGGTAAACGTCGTCGGAGTTGGTCATGATGACACCTTTTTCCAAGTGATACTTGGTCAGCTGTCCGCGCATGTCCGCGTTGTCCCACATTTCGCTGACCCGGATAAAGTCGCCGGGCAGCGTATATTGATGGTCCCACCCGAATGCAGGCGTCTCGTCTGCCTGGGCCACCTTGACCCGGGCAGAGGCGAAATTCCACTTATGCATTTCGAGGAGATTTTCCAACAACTCGTAAAAGACTTCCTCGGCGGCGTTGGCTTCCTTGGTATCTTCCTCAAGGTCGCTAATCCGCTTCGAGACTTTGATCTTTTGCAATGCATTGTTGACCATTCCGTGAAGTGTTGCCATGGGCTTCGCCTCTACCTGTTCAAACGGGTGGGACCGATATTAAGCGGCTTTGGCTTCGAGCTCGGAGTCGAGACGGTGGTCGTAGATTTCACCGATCAGGCACATGATAGGACCGGCAGACGTAATCTGCTTGACCAGTAAGGTGGCGGTCTCCAGCACGTTGGCAACGTGGAGCTCTGTGCCGATATGCGTATATTCGCACATGGCAACTTCGACCTTGTCGTTCGGACGAAGATAGCCATCATTCGGGCGCTCGAGGTTGACCAGTCCCTTCCAGGGTGCGGGCTTAAGAAGCGACTTGATCTTATGCGGACCATGGAAAACATAAACGCAGCCATGCGTGGACTGTTCATGGTTGCGCAGGGAATTTGGCATGATAGAGATAGTGTCTTTTGGTTTTTTCGGCGTCGTCATTTCAAAGCTCTCCTTGTTTCGGTTAGGGCCTCCGCCACTGATGTAGCGGGCGGATGCGGGTGTGATCAACGCGGGAAGCCAATGGCCGGACCGCCTCGATCATAGAGATAATCGAATCCTCAGAAAGCGGTGACGACACAAGGCCCAATTCCTTTAGGCCCTTCGCTTCGACGTTGAAGTAGTGGTCCTCCGCTTCTAAGCGGGGGTTCTCGATCGTATCGATAGACGCTTCGATACCGACCGTCTTTGCGGCGCGGCATACCATAATGGCAAGAGCCTGCACCGATTGGACGCTGGTGATCTGGTTTAGTATCCGGAGCTCACCGGGCTCCGCCGGGTTGTCGATAATCAATTCGATGCAGCGCATAACGTCGCGCAGCGCAATAAATCCCCGGGTCTGCCCTCCGGCGCCGTAGACCGTGAGCGGCTCGCCGGCAACGGCCTGGACGACGAAGCGGTTAATCACGGTGCCGAACACGGAGTCGTAATGGAAGCAGGTCCGGAAGCAATCATCGATAAGGGTCTCGTCGGTCTCGAGGCCATAGACCGGGCCCTGCATGATATCGGTAACGCGCAGGCCGTGCGTCTTGGCGTAGAGCCAGAGCATGTGCGTGTCCTGCACCTTGGTAACGTGGTAAAGGCTGCCGGGCTCGGAAGGATAGAGGAATCGCTGCTTGCGACCATTCAGTTCAAGGTCCAGCCACCCCTCCATGATCGGCACGTTTGGGGTGCCGTACTCCCCCATGGTGCCCAGCTTGACGATATGAGCATCGGGCGCTTCCTTAATGACCGCATGGGCCAGCGCCAAGGTGCTGTGCAGGTTGTTATCAAGGGTCTGCTTCGCCGTGTCGTAATTGATCATTGAGTACGGGGCGGACGGCTGCTCGGCGTAGTGGATAATGGCGTCCGGCTTGAAATCCCGGACCATCCGGCGAAGGCGTTCATGCTCCGTGCAGTCGGCGTTGCGATATTCGATTTCAATGCCGGTCAATCTTTTGAATTCCTGACATCGGGAACCAAGTAGCGGCGGGTCGTTCAGGGCAACCCCACCGACAGCCCGGGCCAAGCTGCGTTTTAGATAGTTGTCTATAGCCAGTACGTGGTGGCCGCGCGCTGCGAGGTACATGGTTGTGGGCCACCCGAGGTAGCCATCGGCTCCGAGGACTATGATACGCATGGGACGACCTCCTTAAGCTGTCCGATCATGGCGGGTAACTCAACGGCAAATCCAGAATAACGCATGCGGTCCATTTTAATTGTTGATCTCCCGTTGAAGTTCTTGGCGTAGGTTTCATCCCTTTCGCCGCGCCCGGTTGTCCAGTGGTCGTGTCGCAGGAGAATATCCTCGCGATAACGAAGCCTGTCAATGCCCCGCGCTATATCCATCCACGCCCGGTCCTGCTGGGTATGGATAAATCCGAGGCTGATACTTCCAACGGCTCGGACCAGATCGCCACCGAGTACAAACTGCGTGGCCATGCGCTCGCCGTTGTTGCCGTCGTCCGGGTAAGCCATATTCCAGGCCCCGGCCTCTTCGGCCAGTGCGACATCCCATCCGGGGGTTATCGGCACCACGTCGTCGTTGACGATCGAATAAAAAGGCTCGTCGGGGAACGCCTCAAAGAACGCCTGCATACGTCCGGCTGGACCGGCCCTGACCGGCGCCACATACAGGGTCCAGTTATCCGGCACTCGCACGTTCGAATAGTCGCCAGCGTCGTCGCCGTCGACCACGATAACGCCCGGCATGGTCATTCCAGTTTCAACGCACGCATCAAGGAAGGTCTGCAGTCTGTCCGGTCTGCCCCGGGTTGGTACGAACCACATCAGATTTTCGCCCATGCCCGTCGAGCAGCCCACATGCGACCGGGGAGCAGGTAGACGGTAGGAGCGTCGCCATAAAGAGGCTCAGAACCAACAGGAACGACGTGCCTGCCGAACGCCTCGGTGACCGCCTTCTCGACGCCTGGGAATTCCGGGGCGAAATCATGGCCCATCACCCAGCCACCGGCGCGAACCTTCGGGGTCCAGTCGGCGATATCATCGCGCACCCCTTCGTAGGAGTGGTCGGCGTCGATAAACACAAAGTCCAGCGACGCATCGGGAACACCTAAAGACGCCTTGTGCGTGGTCATTTCCATCAGGTGCGCCCGCCCGATGAATTGCAGGGCAACCTTCTTGCACTTGCTTCGGTTAAGGCTGTGATCGATTTTCGCGTAAACCTCGCCACCCGGTGCGTCCGGCATATAACGAAACGCATCGACACCGATCAGGGTTTCCAGGGTCGGGCAATCTCTTAACAGCGTGTGAAAGGTACGGCCCTCCAGCAATCCAAGCTCGGCACCGGCTTTCCACGAATGAGAGGCGACTATTAGGCGCAGCAGATGGCTGTGGTGCCTTACGTCCAGTGGTCCAAAATCCATTGGTCTTCAATATCTCCGAGTTTCGGCCTGCCATGGAAGCAGATCACCCGGGCCTCCCGGAGCTGGAATCCGTACTGACAGTGCGCCTTGTAAGAAACAACCTGACCGGGGAACATTTCCTGCCAGAGGTGGGGCTTAAGTGGTGTGTAGTGACGGATAAAGAGCTGGTCGCCACGGCCACCGCCGACGCGGTAGGTATCCAGCCGGACGTCTTCCGGGCACTGGACAAAGGCGTCATAGATATCGCTCCCGATCGTGGGTGCCCATGCCATCATCCCGGAGCCGTATGTGTTGCGGAAAGGATCTGAAAAGTCCCCGAGCATTGCGAATTCGCCCTCGTAGGAAAGCAAGGCCTCGATCGAGCCGCATATAACCGTGTCGAGATCCAGATACAGTGTGCGTCCCCAATCTTCCAACAGGGACGGGCGGAACATTTCGACCTTGGATTGCTTGGTTATCCAGCTGGGGTGGCGAAGCTCTGCGACCTCGACACCCTCCGGAAACTCCCAAGCCGCTGAATCGGTCAGGCAGACGAAGCGGACGGGGCGCTCCGCGTTACGCTCGACCGCGGCCTTCAGCTTAAGCACATCGGCCACCGTGTATTCCTTTGATCGACGCAGCATGGTGACGACCGTAACAGGCCCGGTCCATTCGTTCCTCGGGCTGTCCTGCGGTGCCGGTGGCGGCAAGTGCTCCGGCCTGCCCGGCAGGTCGACGCCTGGCTTGTAACCGCGTGGCATATCCCCTGCCTTACCTATCTTGACCATGAAGGCCCTCCTAAAATCTCTCTGGTCCAGCCGCTCATTGAGCGCGTGACCTTATGCATTTCCGTGTCGGCTGCGATGGCGCTGCGATACTGCTCGAGGATATCACTCTCAAGGAAGGCTGGGGCTGGGCCACCGTGCGCGTAAGGGCCAGGCTGCATCGGAGCCCCACAAAGGAGTATCCGGTCATGGCCCATGGCCTTGGCGAGCCGCGCGCCGCCCCAGACCGAGGTTCCAGCGGTTGATACACCCGGCCACCACCTGTCCACGTATGAATTCTCACGAGCGCGCCATTCCTGATCTGCCTTATTCTTCGCTCTCGCACCGTTGACCTTAAACCCGGGTCCGAATCTGGACTCCTGCTTCTGAATCCATCCACGATCGATAAAGTCTTTCGGGTGCAGGGAAAACAGGTGGTGCGCCCTTACCCGCCACGCGGCCCCGTTGACGGCGATAACGGTGGCGTCAGGGAACCTGCGGAGCGCGAGCGCGTAATCATCGTCCACCGTCCAGGCACCGCCGCAGACGATGGCGAGACCTTTATTTGCTGGCCTTGGCGGCATTGTTGCCGGTCTCGGCACGTTCCTTGGCGACATGATCTTCCCGCGCCTTTGCTTTCTTCCGGGCCTTGGCGATACGTGCCTTGGCTGGCTTGCTGATTTTAACCTTCGTCATGGTGATTCCCTCTATCTGTGAAACCGGAAACGAGCGACGAGTTTCCCCGCCGCCCGCCTGGGTTCGGTTAGTCGGAGTCAGTAACCGTTGCCGACAGAAGATCGTTCGACAGATCAACCACGCCGGACGAATTGGAAACCACGACGTGCATCGAAACATCGGCAATGGTGCCGGTGCGGATGGCCGTCGTCCAATCGAAGGACGTGATCAGGTCACCGATATTGAGCTGGCCGGAGGCATCATCGAAATACCCCGAACCATCAACGGCGGTGGCCGCATCGAGCGTGTCGTAGCGGTAATGTTTGAACCCATTAGCAGAGCTCATAAGAGCCAGATTTGCGGCTGCGTATGTCATGGGTCCCTCCTACGCTGTCACGAGAGCGGTGGAATCGTTAAACGTCTGCTCGATCACGCCACTGTCGTCGATGAGGACGGCGCCGGCGCTGAACAGATGATTGACGAACCACGCTTCGTGCGTGTTGTAGTACTGCATGGATGCCTTAACACCGGGATTGCTCGCGATGTTTTTGGCGTGCTTGGCCATAGCAAAACCAACGGCGGTTTTGTTGTAGACGTAGATTTTACGGGTAGACGCGGACGTCCCCGTAAAGGCTTCCGTCAGGCCGATGTGGACCTGCCACTTAACGCCCATCCAGTCCTTGAACTTTCCGAGTCCGACAGGAGCGCCAGTAACGAATGGCAGTCCATCGGCACCAGTCCAGTCCGCTCGGGCGAACGACGGAACCTTGGACAGCTGCGAGAAGCAGCGGCCAGTAATCAGTCCGTAGTTTTGCCCATCGTTTGGCACGTCCAGAGCCCAAAGGGCTTCAACCATCGCCAGAGCCGAGTTCTCAATGGTCTGGGTACTGGTCAAGGTCCAGCTGGTCCCCGAGTTGGAAGTACCGTCGAGCGCGAGGATGATGAGTTCATCCACCTTGCGACCGAGCACCATAGCGCCGGTCGTTGCGATGGTCATCGCCTCGTCAGTTTCGTGTTTCGCCGAGTCCAGATCATCGTACCAGTCACCGGCATAATAGTCGGAGAGCGTGGCCGTAACCTGAGTCCGGCTCGAATTCATCGGGGGGACCTGACCGTGACGAGATTTCGTCGAAGCCGTGCCCTTACCCGCAACGTTAAACTTCGTAGAGGAGCCGATAACGTTGTCCTTTGTCCGGACGGTCGACTTCACATACGAACCCTTCCGCTGAAAGACGTGCTGGACGTCCTTCTGATATTCGGTCTGGAAGAAGTTGCTAATGTTAGTTGTCATATTTCACCTGCTTGGTTGGTTAAAAGGATTTAGCAGGCAGTCGCCCTTGGGGAGTCCTCCGCCACCTTGACCGGGGAGCCGTTACCGGGCCGGTCTCAATAACTTTAGAGCCTCGGAGCTGCGTTAGCCTTACCCGGGCCTCTTACGAGGGGAGCCGGGTCCGACCCTGGTTGAAATAACCTAAAGAATAAATTTGGCCGTCGTGGGTCCCTGCAAAATAGCAGGGACCCCATTGGTTGCTGGCTGTGGTTTATAAATGAAGGCGCGTCACCCGACAAGAGCGTCGTCGCGTTTCGTGCCCGAGAGTTTTTCGATCAGCGGCGCACGCTCGTCACGCAGCCTGTTAGCCTTGGCATTGTCACCTGCCGCGCTCGCGGCATGCATCTGCTCGGTCAGCTTATCGACCTGTGCGGAAAGATCGCCGCCAGCATCGGTGCCCTCGAGACCAGTCTGCAGTTCGCCCTCGCCCATACGGCGACCGGACAATGCCCCGACCTCCATAAACAACGGGTGCGAGCCCAGCAGCGAGCCGTCCCTAAGCGCGATCTGGCCCAGCTCTTCGCCGCCCTGCTTTTCCCAGAAGGCTTGTGAGAGAGCCGTAAATGCATCGTAGTCCTTGCCCCACTTGGTCCGTAGCGCGGCCTCGCCAGCTTTCATGCCTTCAACGTCGTCAGCGATCTGCTTGGCAGCGGCGTCGGCTTCCATCTTCCAGTAGATACCGAGGGCTCCGTCGACCAATGCTTTCGGGGCCCCGCTCTTGTGCATGGCCTCGACGAATGTAGTGACCCGACCCTGAACCTCTTCGCTCTTGAACTGTTCTTCAGTCAGATGCTCCGGCTTGGCAACGTCGTAACCTTTGACGTCGTCGGGGACGCCCATGGCCTTGCGGAACTTGGCAACATCCTCGGGCGATGACTTGTCGTCGGGGATCTTAATACGCTCGCCGACCGCCTTGCGGGTGTTGACCAGCTGCGTAGCAAGATCCTCGACGCTGATCGCCCGGCCGGCAGCTTCACGGACGCCCTTGTCTTTAATGCCTTCAATGGATGCGAGGAACGAAGGGTCTGCGGTCTTGCCTTTATTGGGGTCGTCGTCGCCGCGCGCGGCGTTGTCGTCGCCACCACCGCTATCACCGTCCCCATCACCGCCATCACCATCACCGTCGCCACCGTCGTCGCCGTCGCCGCCACCCCCCCCACCGTCTCCGTCGCCGTTATCGTCGGCCATGGAACAGATTGAAGGCGGGATGAACGCCACGCCAGAAAGTAAATCGGATTTAAAGTTCTTGATCTTAAACATTTTCGCGCTCTCCTAAGTCGTTTCCTGTTTGGGTTTCAGGCGGAGGCGTCAAGTCGACGTAAAGCGCGGTCTTAATCTTCCCCCCCACCTCTTGTTTACCGGCCCAGCGATGCAGGTCTTCAGTCTGTATCGGGGGGATTCGGCTGCTCGGGTCATCAGGGTCATCGACAGTGTAATCTCCACACCACGATAACAGGGTGAATAGGACGCGCTGGCCACTACCGCCGTCGTCGTCCCGGAGGAATACCTGCCGGAAATCAGTCGCCACGTCGCGGGGCATATAACCTTCGACGCCGACCTGCCGGAACAGGTCCCGATGGAACCCCATAAAGTCCGGCTCGAGTCGTGTCTTGCGGCCCCGGCGTAGGAAGCGGCGCAACCAGGCCCGCGCGCGTTTGATCTTATCCATCTAGAAACACCTGCCTCTTAAAGTCTGCGAGGAGAGCACCCCACCGCTGCCGCTCTGCCGAGGTATCAGCCGGACGGGCTTTGATGTGGGAGATTATCCGGCCATCCTCATTGAACACCACGGCAGCCTGCATCCCGTCTTGCATCAGGGCGCGCTTAAACCGCGCTATGGCTACGTCGATCGGCTCGCCGGGCCGGTACACGATAAAAGCAGCGGGGTCCTCTTCGTTAGCTTCGAGCACCAGTCCGCTCGGCTTCCATGTTCCCGGCTCCCGGAGGCCGCAGCTGGGGCACTGAGTCTCGTTCGTACTGAGCAGGAAGTGCGTGGCGCACCCGCAGCTGCAGACGAAAACATCCGGCTCCTCTGCTACCGGCGGCTCGTTGTCGTTTTTCTTCGTTGGCATGACATGGATATCGGCCATCGTATTCTACTGTCCTCCCATAACTCCTGCTGCGCCGAGGTCGCCTGCGGCCCCGGCAATAGTTGCGGTCGCACCGACGACCCGTTCGGCCTCGGCCATTTCCTGTTCCTTCTGCATAGCCTGGTTGCGCTGTTCGGAAAGCGAATCCATAGCGTCCTTTGGATTGATCAGCTCGTTCGGGAATTCGTGGCTCTCGGTCAGATATTTGCCGAGCTCCTGCCAATTGGTTGCGTCACCGACTTCCGGATGGACCGCCTCAATCTCCATAATCTTACTGATGCCCTGCCCGATCAGAGCTTCTTCGATCTGGCGCTTGGCCTTCTCGACCGGGCTGGAGAACCTGAAATTGACCTTGCTATTAAGCAGCCGTTCGGGCGGTGGCAGGAACGCGCCCGGGGTGCGCAGCATGATATTGAAAGCACGCTCCACCATCGGGCCGGTGTAATCGCTTTCCAGGGTTCCGAACACGGCGCCAATCTCGCGGACGAATTCCTCGCGCCGCTGGATAACCTCGGTCGCTGTCATTTCAGGACCGGCGATCGGCAGGTTCAAGATGTTGCGATAGAACAGCGCATAGACCTGCTCGCGCATGGCGGTCTGGGCATCAAGGCCCCAAGGCAGGTTGGCCTTGCTGTCCATCTGCATAAACGGATTGCGCAGGCCGAGGTTTCTGATCGCCTTGGCGTCGTAATAAGAAACGCCCTCCGGCCTGTTCTGTGGCGCGTTGACCATCGAGTCCGAAGGAAGCAGCCACGGCGGAGAGACGGCTCTATGCAGCGCCCGCAGCATGGTCTTGCCCATCTGATTAAGGGTCAGGACGTCGGGCAGGGCGAGGATACCCGGACCGCGCCCATAGACTTCATTCGATCGGGTGTCCCAGCGCGGCGTGGCCATCGGGTTTTCTTCGAAGCCTTCTTCGATAACGAGGCTCTCAGAGTCGACGCTCACCACCTTCGACAGCCACGGCATGTGGAGGTTATCCTCCCGCCGCGGGTCGCGCTCGTAACGTGGGGACACGCACCAGATAAACTTGAACTTGTCGTCCTTCTTCTTGCCGCCCTCCTCGTTGAAAGCTTCCATGACCTTCGCACCGACCTTGGCCCCGGACGAAACGGGCCACCGCTGCAAAGCCTGGCGGGCGGTAAGGATCTCGAGGATGTAATAGGTATCGACCTCGCCGTCGGAACTCAGTTCGACATAAACGCTTTTCATGTGGAACGCCCGGAACAGCAGACCGCGCTTGTCCGATCGCTTGCCGCAGAAGACGTTGCCGGTTCCGAACGTGACGATATCGCTATCGACCTCGCCGGTGGCCTGCACAAAATGCGCCTTGGGATTATAAAGCGCGCTCCACAGGTTCCCCTCGGCGTGCTCTATCCAGCCCTTGATTTCGCGGTCTTCCATCATCTGCTCGTCTTCGGTGATCATATCGAACCACTTACCGGGAGCGGACGTCTTGGGACGAAGCATAGAGCCGATGGCGTTGGTCAGGCCACGCTTGGCAATGAGCGGAGTCGTGTCGAAAATCTTCTCGGTGCGCCGGGCATTAAGCGGCGCGCCAGTAAAGCCGCGACGATCGGGTGCAAGCACCTCGGCCATTTCTTCCCACAGCATATCGAGGTCGGTGCGCTCACCGACGACGCGCTTGGTATTGGCAATGATATCGACGACTTCCTTGTCTGCCATTAAGCTCCTCCGCCAAGCAGGGTCGGACGGTTAATGGTCGGCTCGCTGGTATCACCGAGAGCGCCGGCCTTTTTGGTCTGCGAAATGCCCTTGCGTTTGAGCGCCGCTTCCTGCGCGCGCTTCTCCGCAGCCTTGGAGATCGCATCGTTAGGGTCCGGCAACGGCGCTGGCTTGGGCAATGGCGCAGGCTTGGGTGCTGAAAAGAAGCTCTTTCCGGGGAAGGTTAATGTCATCATTGCAGGAATCTCCATAACTGATACGGGGTGACGATTGACGGTTTCCGGACGCCGAGGACGACCTTGACCATCCCAACGCAATTGGCAACAAAGTATGGCGCGCGGAATTCGGTGTCTATGGTTTCTGTCTCGACAGCCAGTAAGCCGATGCTGTCGTAGTGCTCGATGAGATCAACGCCAGGCTCGCACATCAAGCGAATGGTCGGCGTCCCTCGCCTGAAATCTGTTTCTATCCAGCCAGCGTCCGGGTCCAGAACGGCCACGAGGCAATGCTTGAACCCGTTGCGCAGGTGTGATGCGAGCCAATGATTCGAGTCGCTGTGAAACGCTACGATCGCGCGGCTCATTCCCCACCTCCGTTAACTGCGTGGGCTATTTGCAGCTCGGAAATCTGTGGGCCTCGCTCGGCGATTATGGCGTCGCACTCCGCGTCCGACAGCTGCTTGCAGAACTTGCGCCCGACCCGGCGCGTCAGCTTTCGCAGCGTCTGCAGATCGTCCGGGGAAAGATCGGCGAGGAAATCCATGCCGCGCCGGTCTTCGTTGTCCGGGATAAGGAAGTCGTGCCCGATCACCGTGCAAGTTCCGATCAGCACCATCGTGCCCTGCGGCCATTCTTTTGCGGAGCCCGCCGGGATACGCTGGTCGTCCGGGGTGGTGTTATCGAACGTCACAGGCCCCAGCGACTTGCCGGCCTCCTGTGCCTTGGCATAAAGCGCCGCGACGATATTGCCCTGCCCCACCTTGGGATTCTCCGGTGGGACATAAAGCCACGCCTCGGCAACGGTGTCGCCGATCGACAGCTTATAGCCCTTCGGCAGCAGGGTCAGGTCGGGTTCGGTGTCGAGCATAACGCCTCCGTCTGGATTCTATCCGCTGCCATCGATCTTGTAAGCAGCTTGCCGTAAAGCGGCGAGGCCAGCTTAAGAGACACCTCCTTAAGTGCCCGCCGGCGGGCCTGCCGTGGTCCAGTCCGGCACATAAACTGATACTCGACGACGTGCGCCGGTATTTCTTCGGCCAGCCTGAAATCCATATCATCCATATAGCGTCGCCACCAGCCCTTTACGTCGGGCATCTGTCGCTCGCCGTGGACCTCCTCGTGAGCGATAAGCGCCGGGGCGACATCGATCTTAAACGGGTTATAGATCAGCGGGCCCCAAGCGAAGATGGGCCGGAACCTTGCAACGCCTGGAAACGCCACCCTGATCTCGTCCCACACTGGTGGGTAATCGTGAACGATTTGCATCACAGGACTGTCGCCCGATACACGCGAACTTGAGAAAGAGGGCACTGATACCTTGCCGCCAATGCCTCCTCCTCCACCCGATCTCTGGTAATTCTGCCGAACTTTACGCCCTCGTCCAACGCAGTACGAGCCAAGACTCTCTTGGCATTCCGGAGGGCTAGGGCACCGAGGCCGATGTCGGCGCAATAAAAGATTTTACCTTGCTTCGTCATTGGACCACCTCAAACGATCCGTCTTCTCCCGGTTCAAGGAAGATCGGCTCCCCTGTTGTAGTCATGTTCCCGGGGACGCGATAGACATCGGTGCCAACAACCTCGATCGGGCAGCCGCCGAGATCCTTGGGCGGGTCGTCCGATACCAGCGACACCAGCAGGTCGAACGCCTTGCCGCGTGCGGTCTCACCGATCAGCACATAGACGACGGATTTACGGACCTTAAGGACGCCACCATCTATCCAGCCGAGCAGTCTGGTCACGTAGAGCCAGTCCCGGAGCGGCATGAAGTTGGTAACAAGATAGGGTGCAGGAGGAGTGAAGAAAGCGGTATCCATCGGGGTTCCTAAAAGTTATGTGGGTCGTAATCGTTATCGGGCATCGGGGCATGCTTGGGTCCACCGCGTGGACTGCTTACCCCTCGAGGCAGTTCTATTTGAGGATTCGCCATAACGCAGGCATCGCCCTTATCAACCGGGCGACCGAGCCGGGCCTCGACCTCTTCCTTCATTTCGATCTTAATCCCTCGAGGCGTTGGCGACCACGTCGGTGCCGACAGGTCCGCCTTAAGTTCCGGGTCGGGAGGCAGCGATATGTTATCGCCTAGATCCGGGTCGAGGGTCTCGCGCATTCCCCACCACCACCATGCCCGGCAGTTATAAAACCGTAGCGCCTGAGAACGGTCGCGCTCTTCGGTCGCTTCTCTGGCATCCATCGATACGACGTGGGCTCCAAGGCCGTCCAGCTGCTCGAAGGCCGCAGCCCCGACGCCGATCGTATCGATCTGAATAGGGGCACCGTCGCGGACCTCGCTGGCTATTAACCCGGCTGCTGCAGCTCCGGTCGGCGTCTCGGCCCCATCTGTGACCATCTGCTCCGCAAACCAGTGCCCATGCCGTGCGGACCGGACCGTCTTGGCCGGGCCACCCATGGCTATATCGCAGCCCAGCGTGCTCATAGGTATGTCGCGCCCGCCGTCCGGTTCCCAACGGTTCATAGCGGCTTCAATCCAGGCACTCGGGATGACCTGCATGGCGTCGTCGGTCATCGCTGCCATAAACTTACCGTGAAGGAGAGCCGATCGCATGGGTTCCGGCAGCGCCTGCAGGACCGCCTTATAGCCTGTGTTCCTGTAATACGGATTGTCGTCGAGGGTTGCAGAAATAAACGTCCGCGACAGCGGTTTAATAAGCTCAATCTCGCCGTCGTCGTTCGTATACTCGAAGGGCTCTGGACCTGCGACCTCTGTGTCCTTGCCGTTAATGGTGGCGAACCAGCGAAGCTCTCCGGACTTTGCCGGGTTCGGATGAGTCTTGTCCAACCAAGGGCCCCAGCGCTTGATCATCCAGAAGCCCTGCGCCGTCAACGGTGGGTTGGATGCGGATACGATACGGCAGCGCTGGTTCGGGTCGGCGGAGCGGAGCCACGTCGTGATAAACACATACTCGTGCTCGTTAAAATGGGCGAGCTCGTCGAAGCCGTAATAATCCTTGGCCTTGCCCTGCTGGGCCTGCTCGTCGCCCGGGCGGCTGACGTGACCGAATTCAAGCTTGCGACCGTCCTGCGTAACATAAGCCCGGTCTTTCGCTGCCCACGTACCGTAGTCACCGCAGATTTCCCCGGCCCGTTCGATAAGCGCCGACGCATCGAGCTTCTGTTTACGGAAGACGATGCCCTTCTTCTGCTGGGTAAGGCCGAGGCCAAGGAGCAGATCAGATTTACCGCAACCAGCGGACCCACCGAAGAGCGTCTCGTCTGCCTCGGATTCCAGGGCCATCTGCTGCGGCGTATTTTCGGGCGCCGGTGCCCATATCGGAGAGCCCACCCGTCTAAGTGCCGCCAGCCGATGCATCGCTCGCGAACGCGCGTAACTCTTCGTCCGTTGGTTCTCCGCCGAGGAATTCAATTATCTCCTCCTCACTCATCTGGTCGACGTTCTTGGCTGCGAGACGGTGCTTCTGAATCTCGGACCAACCCATGCGGGCCTTGGTCCACCATATCGCGGCAGTGACTGAAGCAGGGCCGTCGCCGGTGGCCTTGTTAAACAGGGACTGCGCGACCATGGAGTCGGCCTTTACCCAGCCCTCGCGCAGTTCCTTCTCGAAGTGGAGCGACAGGGTCTTGGCGGTGATGGGCTGGCCGGTGGTAGGATTAACGACCAGCAGGCATATATCGTCCCGCTTAATCCCAAGCCCCGCCAGGGTCTCGACCTGCTTTCGCTCCGCTACCGTTGGCCTAAACCTTGGCTTTCCCGGTCCGCGTTTTCGCTTTGCCTTTGCCTTTGCCCTTGGCTTTGGCTTTGGTTTTGCCTTTACCATTCGTCTTAAGCCTCTCCGCTGCTACTTTGCTCCACGAAATGCCGTGTCGGTGCCGGGCGTCCATAAGGATCGCCTCCTCGCCGGTGTGCTGCTGCCAACGAAGCACCGCCACGTCGACGTAAGCCGGGTCGATCTCGATACCAATACTCCGCCGGCCAATAAGCTCGGCTGCGATGAGCGAGGTCCCGGAGCCCATAAACGGGTCGTAGACGAAGTCGCCCTCGCTGCTGTTGTTCACCATCGGCCTGCGCATAGCCTCGACCGGCTTCTGCGTCGAGTGGCCGGTCTCGGATTTCATATTCTTTTTAATTTCCCAGACGGTGTTCTGCTTACGACCGCCGGTCCAGTGCGCCTTGTTTCGGACCGCATACAGCAGGCACTCATGCTTGGGGTGATAGTTGCCGCGACCGATGACGATGTTATCCTTGACCCAGATAATCTGGCAGCGGTTCTGGAAGCCGCACGCCTCGAGGCTCCCGGCGACCACGCTCTCCTTGATACCGACATACCAGACATAGGCCACGTCGCCGGGGAACAGCGCCCACGCGGTACGCCAGTCGGCCACGTTGTCGTTCTTTACCTTGCCGATCACTCGGTCCCCTATCTTCTTGCCGTCCTTTCGGTCAGCCTGGTTTCGCCAATCCGGATCATAATTAACGCCATACGGCGGGTCCGTGACCATTAGTACGGGCTGGGCGACACCAAGTGCGCGAGAAACGCCGTCCGGGTCGGAGGAATCACCGCAATACAGACGATGCGCGCCAAGGCACCAGAGGTCTCCGGGACGGGAAACGGGGACGGGAGGCACGTCGGGGACCTCATCGCTGGCCTCGTCGGGCCCCAGAAGGTTATCGAGCTCGTGTAGCTGGAACCCCAAGGCGGTGAGCTCGAAGCCTGCGCCCTTCAATTCACCGAGCTCCAGCTTAAGCAGGCCCCGGTCCCAACCCGCCTGCTCCGCCAGCTTGTTATCAGCGAGGACATAGGCGCGCTGGTCGGTCTTGGATAGGTGGCCGAGGTCGATCGTCGGCACCTCTACCAGGCCGAGAAGGATTGCCGCCTCGACCCTGCCGTGCCCCGCAAGGATACCGCTCTTGCCGTTTAACAGCACTGGATTGGTAAACCCGAAACGCTTAATGGAATCCGCGACCAATTCTATCTGGTCCTCAGAATGGGTGCGGGCGTTGTTCGGGTAAGCCATAAGATCCGATGGCTTGCGATAAACGACCTTGAGCTTCGAAGACTTCGTCACGGCCACCGCCTTTTATTGGAGGTAAATATTATGGGGAATACTTAGTGAAACGGGCCGAGCGCGACTCCGGCTAAGACTCTATATTTCGCCCGCTGCTTTATCGTCCAGCTTACAGCCGTTGCGGTCCTGCTTCCTCTGTAAGTGCGTGTCTCTAAGGGGTTGCCCGAGGCAACTTATCACCTGCTTTCCACGCCTCCGCTCCTCTAAGTATTCCCCTCGCTCCTTAACGATTAATTGAGGATGGACAGATTTTCCGCCGAGTGCTTGCCGTTCTGTCCGGGCTGGAGCTCATATTCAACCTTGTCACCTTCGCGCAGTGACTGCAGTCCAGCGCGCTCGACCGCCGAGATATGAACGAAAGCATCATTGCCGCCGTCCGAGGGTTCGATGAAGCCGTAGCCCTTTGCGGTGTTAAACCATTTTACAGTGCCGTGAGTCATTGTCGTATCGCCTTCCTTCAGTCTTGGGGTGGGGTGAAAATTTAAATGTGGTGCCGGGCTATAACATGTGCGCCGGAACTGCGAATGCCTTGGCGATGCGGACCGCGAGTTCCTTATGGAATTCCACCTGACGTTGGAGCACCTCGGTCGCCGTTATATAGCGGAGCGGCTCGAGGGCACGACCGCCCGGGGGAACGCCGTAGATAAACTGTCCATAAGTAGCCGGTGGTGCCGCACGCTGCGACGTGGTGGCCGCAAGGCCGACGATGGCGGCTGCCCCGCCTAAAACAATGGCAGGGGCCGCACGTAAGAAGCCTCGTCTCGATGTTTTCATGACGTCCTCCTGGAATAAAAAAACGCGCCACTGGCCATGTGTGCCGGTGTCGCGTCTGCGAGCTTGCCTATTTATGGGGTAATCTTGGCCGAAATGTCAAGGTCAACAGCCACCGGCACACAGTCAAACGGTAAGGCGTCAAACACATCATCGACAAGAACTGTCGGAATGTGCCTGTAAGCCGCCATCGTGTCTGAGCAATGCCTTATACTTTTAGGCCGCGCACCACCCAAGACGACAAGACTTGCACCATAGACACCGGCTGCGCGGAGTGTCCCGCCGACATTTACGCCGTTTTTAGGGTTGTCTAACCCGATGGCTGCATAGCCTCTCATTTATCTGTTCCTAATACGGACGATTTCATAACCCCGCCTCCGGTCGATGTGGTGCGTGTTGGTTCGCCCGGCGCCAGAACATGGGCTCGTCGCCACGCATCAGCATCAGGTGGGCGATAACGTCGTCGGTCGGGCACATGGCACCGGCCCACGAGTCCTCGTAATAAGCGATCGGGTGCAGGCACAGGGCGGCGAGGATTTTCATTTCCTCCCCACGCGCTACCATGGCCACGGTCGGCTTAAGCCTTCGGAACATATAGGTGATGTTGCTGCGTGGGCTGGCTTCCAAAAACATGCCGGTCAACAGGTACTGCTTAAACGTGTGGTGCCGGACTAAAGAAGCGAGGGTCTGCAGGGCAGCCGACTCCTGCTCAATGCCCCAAGCGATCGAGGCCATCAAGGTACTCAGGTCCTGATCGAAGTGGTGAGCGCCGGGAATAACACCCCACTTAACCTTCCCGTCCTTTTCATAAATGACGATGTCGCTCTTCAGTCGGTGCGACCAAAACATATTCCGGATAACGGTTCCGTCGGGTTCAGCTTTCGGCTTCTGACCTATCGCCGCCAGCTCCGCTGCTTTCGGAAAGTTCGGCTCGACGACAAGCGGCTGGCCCTCGAGGGGCATGGGGATGCCAGCCCAAGAGCCGTCCCTCTCCGCGACTTTCTTAAGCCCGGCACGAAGCCCGGCGAAATTATCAAGCGTTTCCAGGGTTGCTAGATCAGCCACCGGCGGACCTCGCTACGCCCACGGCGCGAGTGGAGTTTGCCGCTACACGTCTGGTCGGAGCCTTGCCCTTGCGGCCACGTCGCGCGCTCGGTGTCTCCACGTCGGCGTCGTCCGGGGCACCCACGATGATATACTCGCAGGTCTTGGGATCGAAGTCCTTGGCACGCTGGTAGATGGGCTCGCCCTTCCTCGTACCGACCTCAATGAGGATGGCGAATCCCCGCTTAAGCATATCGGTCACGACTGCAGCCGCCCGCTTTACCTCTTCCGGTTTCTTCTTATCAAAGGTCAGCTTGGTATCGCCTTCGCCGACGTTCAATATGGATAATACACCTGTCGTCATAGTCCCATCCTTTCCAGTTCCTGTTTAATTTCGTTGCTCTCCGGGTCGGGCTGGATAGCCTTGCCCGTCCGAATATTGTTGGCGCGCTCGGTACAGTCTGTGCAGCTCGCCCGGTGCTCTTTGATCAAGGCCAGCACCTGCGGGGCGTCGCTTAATTTCGTGTTGTCGCTTCGCCGGATAAAAGGCCGGAGCTCCCGCCATATCGCTTGATGCTTTCGCCTGACGCCGGACGGCAAGGTCATCCAGCAAGGACGGCACATAAGCCGGTCGAACATTATCGGCGTCTCGCACCCTTCTATCCGGCAGGGGATTCGGCGTTTACGCTTGCGCATCTTCCCTCCCTATTGATGGCTCCAGCAATGCATTGAGAGCGGCATAGCCCGGTTGCGGCATCCATTCTTTGAACAGCGGGTCCTCGCCTTGTCGATTTGAAGCTCCAGCAGGAACCCGATAACGCGGATGACCGGGCCGGGGATATCACGGTCCCCGGCCTCCCACCGTCGGACGGTACGGCCAGAGGACGTACTCATACCGAGCGCGTTGGCCATGCCTTGGGCACTCAGGCCGAGCTTGTGGCGTGCGTCCTTAAACTGCTGCGGGGTCATTTCCATTATTCATTCAGCTCCACAAAGAAGTTGTAACGCTTGGCGATCGCCCAGACGTCATTCCAGAGGTCCGCGCTGTCCTGATCGTCCGGCACGGATGGCATATCGAAGCCCTCCATCACTTCGTACATCACCACGTTGGCGTCGCAGAAGTCGTGGGTGTGGCAAACGTCACCTCCCACCTCGGCAGCGTTGCGTATGTTGGCATCGACAAGATCTTCCATGCCAATTCGTTCAAGCATTGCCGTCCCGAAGCAGTAAGCCAGCATCACTTTAAATGGACGTCCGTTCATTTGGTCAGTCATCGAGATTCACCTTTCCTGTAGTCCACAAAATATGGCGAGCGCTTCCAGCCGCAACCGACATGAATTGGTCGGGCTTGGACAAGCGTTCGAAGGCCGCTTGCATATCCGCTTGCGGGACGATCGTTCCGGCCTCTACAGCCTCGGCTATCTTTAGGGATTTATTTATATTCATAATGCCCGCTCCCAATCTGCAGCCGGGATTCCGATTTCGCCTTTGATATATTGGGCGAGGCCCTCGCTGACTTCGTTGTCCCCGGAGAAGAACACTCCGGCATAGCCGCCATCGTCAACACCGAGGCGGTCCTGAATCGAAAGGGCTGCGGCGTCGATGGCATCATTAACCAACTCGTCGATTTCTTCCTTCGTTATCAGAAGGCGAAGGCCGAAACTAATGGCCTCCTCCGGCGTTGCCTTAAGCGCGTAATGGTTCCAACGATCTTGATCGGCTTCGCTCATCCGAAGATAAGCCGTCTCGACCCATAGCGTCTCGGCCTTGATCTGCCTGTCGCTTCCATAATCGTCATCGTCTATGGGGCGGGCGGCGATCGCCAGCTGCAGGATTGTGAAATCCTTGGGCGTGTTCTGGATAGGGTTCTTCATTTTGCTACTCCATTTCTGGCGGGCGATATCAGCCCTGCAGGGTGGTATAAAGTTCAACCGCTTTATCAAGCGGCATGGTGTTGAGGATAACGGCCTCGGGGTGGCGGCTTAGAATCGATGGCGTGTAATGCTCGGCCAAGTTCCCCTTGCAGTTCAGCGTGAAGATATCGGGGCCATCGATATAGGCCACCTTCTTGATCAGCTTCTTTACTTCCCGCTCGGTTAAAACCTTGTCGACCATGTTGGAAAGGCAAACGTCCATGCAGGTGTAAACCATTTCGTCGATGCATTTCCACTTGGGCAGGGTCAGGCAGTAATTGCGGAACAGCGCTTCCTCCGGGGTGTCGGTGAACGTCATGGGCTTTTCTTGATAACCGATGCCGTCGCACTCCACCTTGGGCGCGTCGTTATCAACCCAATGAAATTGAAGCTCGCCGCCCCAGCCGTCTTCAACAACGAGCGCGACCTTCTTTTTGTCGTGGTAGAGATTTGCCTCCCATCCATTGCCATCGTGGCCGTGGAAGGTCTTGACTGCCTTTAAACTATACATATCCGTTCTCCTCTTTGGCGGGCATGATTGCCCTAAACACAACATAGGGGCAATGGCCCTAAAAGTGCAAGTCTTCAATGTCATTAAAGTGCGCCTCGTGAATGGCGTAGCCTATCTGCGTGACTAAGGGCGGGAGGACGGCGTTTCCGAGGGTCTTGAGACGGTCCACCCGATTGGGAATCCCATGAGCCACTCGACCCACGTCGGGTTCAGGGAGCCACCGAGCCGGTGTCTCTGGTCCGCGCTCGCCTGGCCCCGGCCCTTCGCCGCGCCCTCGTCCATGGTCGGATACATCTTCGCCACCGCCGTCGCCAGATCGTCCCCGCCGCTTCCCTCCCTGTTCACCCTTGCATAGTCCGGGCCCGACGGAGTCTCCTTCGGTGTCGGCCATATCTTCTTGCTGGCTTCTTCGTATGTCGGCCTGTTCGGGTCGTCCCCGGCGAACCTCGCCTGCTCCATATCGCCCACCGTCCGCATCGATTCCGTCGGTGTCGGTAACAGGTCCCGGGCCACCCGGCTCGGCAGGTCGTCGTCGTGCCGGGGACGCCTCCCCAGCTGCCCCGCTCCCTTGTGGTCCGTCGAGTTTGGCGTCGGATACATATCGCCAGAGTTCTCCGGGATGCTTGGCGAGCCAGCAATTGTTTCCGTCGCATTTATTGGGCTCGGCACAACAGCTTCCGTCGCGGCAATGTGAGTGGACATCGATCGCTTGACCGCCGTTGACAACCCGTCGCCCGCCTTCGGACTCAGTTCCTTGTTGCTGTGGTTGCCGTGGATCGTCGGCGTCGGCCAGAGGCCCGCATCCATCGCCCTCGCTATCCCGCCCAGCAGCATTTCCCCCTTGCGATCGCCGCTCCGACTGGTCTGCCCGCCCTCCGCGCACGCCACACTCGGCGTCGGCAGCAGGCTCGAATAAACTTGCTGTGCCAGCTGGTCCTCCCGTTTGCGCTCCGAGCCGTCCGGGTTGACGCCCGTCTTCGCCATGCCTGGCGTGTCCTTCCAATCCCTCGCGCTCGCGGTAGCCCACAATCCAGACTCGGTCTCTTCGGTGCGGGGCGTCGACGGCGACAGCCGGAATAACAATCGGCCAGCAGGTGTAGCCTGCGCTTTCCAAGTCAGCAAGCACGTCGTCGAGGCCCAATGTGATGAGCCCAACAACGTTCTCAAACAGTATCCAAGCGGGCCGGAAGGCAACCACGAGCCGATACATTTCCGGCCAGAGGTGACGGTCATCTTCCTCGCCTGCTCTGAGCCCGGCCTGACTATATGGCTGGCATGGGAACCCTCCGCAGAGAACATCGATATTTGGGAATTCATTTCCTTTTATCTCCTTGATGTCGTTGTAGATGGGAACGCTCGGCCAGTGATCGCGGAGGCGTGCCCGGCAGTATGGATTGTTATCACAGAACGCTACGGTCTCGAAGCCGCCCGTCGCTTCCAGGCCGAGCGAGAAACCTCCGATGCCGCTGCAAACATCGAGGACCTTGAGCTTCACTCCCAATACCTCCGTGGCTTGCCTTCTGTGTAACCCGACACCTCGGCGTAATCCCAAAGCGCCGCCCTGACGATCGGCATAATCACCGCACCCTTATCGTGCCGGCGGCGTATCCCCATCGCCTTTTCGATCTGCGACAGGCCGAGGTTGTTTTCAACCACCCCGAGGATGATCTGCAGGCGAGTAATAAACACTCCGTCGAACGGGCAGTCTACATACCGGCGCGACCACCAGACGTAGCGGTCCCAAAGCCGAGCCTCATCCGGAGATAACTTTTCCAGGCCAACAGTGCCGGAGAAACTTCCCCGCGTCTTGTTGCCTGTGCCTTCCATTGATCGTGATGGGAAGAGGACACGGGCGATCGCCCCGCGAGCGTCCCGTATCTCGCTGGCCGCATCGAATTCAGGCCGCACCAGCTTGCCTTGCTTATAGAGCCGCACCACGATATCCGGGCGCAGGCGCTTGGCAGTCTCCGGCGTTGGCCCGAGTCGACCTTGCCGTTCGCGTATCGATTCCTCAAGCTCTGCCATGGCGGCGGCGTGCGCCCGCTTATATTGGCTGTGATCCTGACGGACTTTTAAGGTCTTGACACGCTCAAGCCGACTGACGGTTTCTCCGTCTCGCAATAAATTCAGGCGACGGCGGGACTTGATGCGGATGGGCACGGCGCTCATCGCCTGCCTGTCGGGAAGGACTGGTTAAAATACAATTTCATCATCCTTCGCCTGTGGTTCCGTCGCGGCCTGCTGGATAGAGCGCCGCCGCTTGTCCTCTCGCGCTTGAAGATCCTGTCGAACCTCGCCGCGGGCGCCATCTGAAAGCTCGTCCGGCCCTGCAGTCAATGCCTTCGCCGTGCTTCCTAACGAGCGGTGACCAGCCGTATCGCTCGATCGGGTCAACATTACCCTGCCCTCTTCAACGAACCCTGCCATGACGTCCGGGGGGATAACGACGTCCGGATTCTCCAAGCCCCGGAACAACTGCTGGCACGCCTCGCGCCGGATGTATTCATTCCAGGGTTTCGAGTAACCACCCGTTATGGCTTCGAGTCCTTCCGGACCGGCGAATCTTTGCGTCGCGTACTCGGTGGCCCGACGATTACAGGTCAATACGGATCGGTCCATATCGGAAGATCCATTCGCTGTTACCCCTCGCAGTGAATCAGCCGCCTTAATAAACGCCGCCGACGCTGGCCATGTTTGGTAAACGTGCTCGCGCCGGACCTGCTGGAAGGCCATCCGCAACACCTCGCGGTCGTAATCCTTAAGGTCTTCCCGATAGAACGAAAGCGCCAAGTCTTCGTCGGATACCGATCGGGGCTTCCCCCATATCTTCGTCATCGGTGCCAGTACCTCATCGAACACCGCGTCGCCGGTCTCCTCGTCAGGCTCCGCATCCGGTTGCTCGCCATTAAATAAATCTTTATGCATGCTCCTTCTCCTCCTTAATCTTTTCGCGTAACCGCTCCGCTGCTGCCACGCCCCTGTCCCTATGCGCCTCGGTCGAATCTGGGTCGGCTATTCGACCGACGCCAGCGTTTACCCGGTTACGAGCCGCCACCGCCTGGGTGACTATCTCGTTAAAATATTGAAAGGCCGGCGCAGATCGGCCTCCGGACGCCATGGTAAACATCCGATCCCTGAATACCTCCAAGCAAAGTTTGACGTCGGCACCTGCAGTTACCCAATTCAACGCGAGCCCGATATCCTGTGCGCCCGGCCAAGCTCTCGCAGCGCCTTGCCCAAAGGCTTCGACCCTAGCAGTATCAAAGGCTTGGATGATTTGTGTCCCGACGGCCTGCTTTTCTTCCCCGCCACTTTTAGAATTTTCACCCTGTGTAGTAG